CCTTTGGTGCCGCAACAGGTTTCGCTTTAGCGCCTGGTACATTAACGTTACCTGCGTTGTCTTCTTTTGGAGCAGGTGCTTTACTACCTGTTTCCTCACCGCCTTTAGCGATGTTAGAAGCCGTTCCGCCCATATCGTTTTTGCCAGCAACTGGTGATTTAGAGTTATCTGAACCGTCTGTGTGCGTTACGCCCACTTTGTTCACATATTCTCTAATTTCTTCACTTGCTGATTTTGGCTCTGCTGTTTCTACTGCTGGTTGTTCACCAAGTTCAGGAGCAACTTCTAAAGTTTCTCCCTCTGCTGATTGATCTACAACGGCTTCGTCTTCTTTTTCTTCACCGTTATCTTCAGCGTCGTCGCCTTCTGCGTCGTCACCTTTGTCCTCATCGCCCATCATTTTTTCAAATTCGGCTTTAAGGTCATCAATAGCATCTTCTAAATCAACAACTCTGTCTTCGATTTCTTCTTCACCTTTTTCAGAGTCGTCGCCTTTATCCATATCACCTGCTGGTGCTTCGATGTCAGCAACCATATCGTCTGTTGCGTCTCCACCGTGTGCTTCTGCTGGTGCAATTTCTGTGTTTTCGATGTCTAAGATAGACTCATCTGTTGCTTCTTCATCTTTTGACTCTTCGTCTTTTGATGCTTCTTCAACTGCTTCGTCCTCTTTAGACTCTTCAGAAGTTTTTTCTTCAACTTTTTCGTCTTCTTTTGCTTCTTTAGACGCTTCTGTTGTTTCTTCTTCTTTTGAATCTTCTTTTGAAGTTTCTTCTACTTCGATATCTTTGATATCATTTTCTAAAAGACCTTCATAAATTGATCTTGATTTTTCCACAACGATATCATGGAAAATTTCTTCTGCCGCTGTTCTATCGTCAGCGACTAGTTTTTCAAGCATTTGCTCGAATTTGCTTTTATCTGACATTGGTTTCTCCTGTTTAACTGTTTATGATAAGACTGTCATGTATTATTTAACCGATAGGTAAAAAAATAGGTAGATAATGGGCCGATACTGGCCCGTTTGACGCAGAATTTATAAATGATAGCGTCTTTTGAACTCTTGCACTGTGATTTCACTATAATTTGTAAATTTTTTAAGGTCTTTAGCCTCAAAAACATCAGTGCCTTCTGGTACTACTCGTATATATCTCTTTAAGGAATTTTTCTGTAGGATAATACTGGTTTGCCTGTTCCAGTTGCCATGGTATGTGGCAGTGTCTGAATTCTTTTTGTAGTTGGGTGTGTCTCCATATATGTTGTTCAACTTGCCTTCTGTGGTGCCAGTGAAGTCGAAACCCAACAAAAATATCAATTGATGCATGTGTTTGGATGCCAACCACAGTGCTGTGGGTCCAGATGACCATCCCATGCTGGGCTCAAAGAAGTTTAACCCTTTGTACTTTTTGTATGCTCTATTTGGATTGGTCCAAACAGGCATTTTCAACTGAGCACCTGCTGTGCAGATCTCATTGATCATCTTGGCATCAACTGCTACCAGGTAGTTGGGTGTGTAAGTTCTGTATACTGCATTGCAGGCATACACTTTGCCGAATTGTTGTAGTGGTTCTAAAGGAATTGGTTTGCGACTGAGACCATTGCCTAATACAAAAGCAATAGACATCTATTACATTTCCGGTTGATTAGCGGCGCCGTACATCTGTCTCACAAATTCTAACTCTTTTTGTTGTTCATCTTTGTGGAATTCGCCGGCTTTTCTTGCTTTGTTGATCTGTTTTAATGAAAGTCTAGTTTTACGTGTGTCATCCAATGACATAATAGATTGATCATCAGCGGCGTCGTATTCTTTTCTTTCGCCTGGCTCTGTGGTAATCTGATCGTAATAAAAAAGTTCACGCAATATCATAAAATTATTTATCGCTACTGGCCCGGAGTTGGAGTTCCGCCACCTGCATCTCCTGTTGGTGCTGGTGCATTGTCGTCTCCTGGAGCAGTGGGATCTTCAGTTGGTTCTGCCGCATCTAAATCTGCTTGGATGCCTGCTGTGCTGACACCTGCACTTCTCAATTCAGTTGCTGAAGTGGTTGGTTTAGATTGCATTGATTCATCATTCTCTTCTCTCCACATTCTTTCGTTCTCTGCCATCTCTTCTGGAGTCAATCCTAAGAATCTTGATAGAGCATAACGTTTGCTCACAAATGGCACAGTGGCTATTTGTGTGTATGTGGAAATTCTGTTGTTGTCTACCTCTGCTTGTCTATAAGAAGCAAAGTTCATTGGTGGTTGAAACTTGATATCAAACATCGCTGTGTCGATGTTTACACCTTTTTCTAAAAGATAACGTTTAAATTCTTGATTGAATTCATCTGATACTAGATTTTGTAGTCTTTCACAGTATTTGTTGAATCTTAATTCTTGAATGTATGCTGTGCCCACTCTGCCATCATTGAAACTGCTTTGCGAATCATCTGCTCCTGTTGGCAAATATGAACTTGGTATTCTTAATCCCCTTAACAACTTGTTGGTGAAGTATTTCAGGTCATCAATCTCACCCAGGTTAGTACCACCCGGTAATGTTTCAACCTTAGAACCTCTGCCTTCTGCTGTTTGAGGGAAGAAATAATCTTCATTGATTGATAATGGATTGTATGCCGAGTCCACAACGTTTTGTCCACCACCTGTTGATGAAGGAATACGTCTTTGATGTATTTCAGTTTTCACTCTTTCCACAAATTGCATTGCCAAGTGACTTGGCATGTTACCTACGTCAATATAGAACACTCTTCTTTCAGGTGCTCTTTGTACTCTGTAGATAATGATTGCGTCTTCTAATAATTCTTTTTGTTTGTAAACTTTAAAAATACTTTCCAATAGTGAATTACCAAACGGAAAGTTGTTGTCCAGTCCTTCTGATAAACTTAGGTGTACAATGTGTTCGGCATCAACAGCAATTTCTCTTTGTCCTGTGCCAAATCTTGTTCCTGGTGCTGATGTGTTGTCAACTCCAGTCATTCCTCTCACACCACCAGTCAAATATCCTGATCCTCCGCCAGTCACATTGCCTGTTGTTTGATGAGGTGTGGTTGCAACAAGATTTTTAAAATTAAAATTAATGTCTTTGACCACATATTGCTCAGGTGTCTTGCCTGTGCTTTCATTTACTATTATTTTAGAAACTTTTGCTGGATCAACGTGAAACATTTTCTTTGTTTCCGGATCTCTAATGAAAAATGCATCACCATACTTGAACACATTACGCATAATCTTAAACACACGTTTTGTGAAATCATTCATTTTGCACCATTGATGCAGATACTGTTCTATGATTTGTATTTCTGTGTTGGTTGCTTTTTGATTGTATTCAAATTTGAAAGGTGTATTGTTTTGTGTGTTGTTCTGTGTGCAAAATTCTGCTAGAATATCCAATGCGGCATTCACTTCAGAATCTAAATCCATCACATTGTATTGTCCGTATCTTTCAATTCTGTTTGGTGCACCACTGTACACATCTGGAAGATAAGATGAATAGTTTGTTTTGGCAGGTCCGGCTTTGCCACCTGCTCCACCGCCTAATGGTGAATTCATTCCGCTTGTACCATCTGCTAGTGGCACTTCTGTAAAATATTTTTTCCAACTCATTATCCGAAATTCTCCGCTGTGTCTGTTGTTGCTCGTGCAGTAGTTCTGCTGTAACGATTTCCGTCATTCATCGCCATTAAAATTTGTTCCATAGTGTTATTTAACTGATCCAACTTGTCTCCGGTTGAACTTGCGGATGCTGTTGTTGTTCCCATCATGCCACTTCTTAAACTTGTCATTGCTGTTCCTAAATTTTCTATACTGTTAGCATACATGTCTATTTTGCTTTTGTCAAGCTCATCCAGTGTTTTATTCAAGTTTTTGGCAAAGTTTTCTGTACCGCCACCAAATATTTTACCAACGAATCCCGACACACCACCTTTGAGTGCTCCTGCACCCATTTGTGCCATTGCCAACGACAGTTTGCCTGTAGCAGAAGCAATGTCTTTTAATTTTTCACCGTCAACATTTTGAAAACTGTTTAATCCTTCTGCAAGCGATGATAAACCTTTACCAGCCGCCAATGCTCCAAGACCGACACCTGCTCCCAAGATGGCAACTACACCTGCTATGACTCCTGCACCCATCAATATTTTTGGACCCATCGCCGCAAAAGCACTGATCCCTTTTGCCGCACCTGACAGGACAGAGCCTCCACCTGCTCCTGCAGATTTTAGCATATTCATTCCTGGCATTTTACCGCCACCTCCACCGCCTCCTGTTAGATAACTTGAAACTCCCGTGACGGCTTTCTTGGCGACAAATGCAGTCAATGCCGTCGCCAATAGACCTGCCGCGATTGTTAGTCCACCCATCCATTTTTTGCCTGAGTCCTCTAATCCATCAAACCAATCGTTAAATTTCGTGCCTAAATCATCCAATGTGGTTGCAATAAAAGATTTAGGACCAATTATGCTTGCCAAGCCACCTATAATCATATCAACTCCTTGTTGGAATGGAACCATTAATTTCTGAAGTTTTAAACTCAAGTTTTCACTGGCTTGGTCAAATTGTTTTGCACCTGCAGTACTTTTCGCTCTTTGTTCTTGCTCGTCTATTATTTCCTGAGTGCTTTGTCCTAAGAATTTTCTAAATTTCACAGAATCTGCCGCAACATTGAAAAATTCATTGCCCACACCCAACTGAGTAGCAATTAATTTTTTCTGTCCTGCATCCATGTTGGCAATGCTTTCACCGTTACGTGCCAGTGCTTGAATGAACTGATCACTTGCACCAGGTACACCATCTCTCAATGCCGACACTGCTTCACGCACACCTTCCACTGCAAATATACCAACTTGTTCTCCGCCTTCTGGAAATCCTTTTGCCAGCAATCCTGTCACAGCACTCACCATTTCTGGTGCCGCCGCTTTGACCCTTACCATGGTTGCTTCTATTTCACTGTTTGAAATCAAACGCAACTCTCTAGCATCTGCCACTGCTTGTAATTCATCTTTCACTTGATCTCTTTGCAATCCTGTCAATCTTGACAATTGGTCCAATCTCAATAGATATTCTTGCGAGCCTGCAACCAACTGTGAATTACTCATTGATTGAGATCTACCCAAAGTAGTCTGTAAGTCTAGATAATCAGCAAAGCCTTCTGTGATGTCTTCCATAGAAAATCCAAGACCTGTGATTGTTTTTCTGAAATCACTCTGTAATAGTGTTGTCATTATTGTGTTGAATCTTCTTGCACCTTCGTTTGCACTACCGCCAAAACCAGCAAGTGATGTGTTGGCACTCATTAATGCCTGAGCCAATCTTGTCATGTCTATGCCGGCGTCACCTGCTATACGTCTAAAATCACTGACTGTTTGAGTTGTGTTTGCGCCTATCTCTGCCAAGTTTCTGAAAGTGTCAACATTTTCAAACACTCTTGCCGCTAGGTCGGCTGTGAATTGTAAAAATACTTTGTTTAATCCTGTGGTGCTTTGTGATAGAGCACCGAGTCCGCCAACCAATCCGTCTGCTCCATTGGTTAAGGATGAAAATCCGGCTCCTGCCGCACCTAAAACTTTTTTGAATACAACAACCGATTTGCTGGATTTTTTGGTTTCTTCTGTGAACTCACGTTGAGCACTACTGTTACCACCACTAGACCCGCCCAAAGCCTTCAATATCGCTTTGGCAGTATTTTCGCTGGCTAGTCCGCCTTTTTTAACCGCGTCTTCTAATAATTCTTCAATTGTTGCCATTATGTGATACCAAAATCCTTGTTACTTGTATTTAATGCCAATCATTAAGTACGCATTTAATATGTCATACTAAATATTAGCAGTTTAAAAGTTAATAACAATATTTATTGGAGATTGAATGTCACAAGAACAAATAGGTACAAATAGTAACCCACTTAAAAAGTATTACAGACAGCCCAAGCAGTTTGTAAGATTGCCAAGTGGTTATAAATTTTATCCTGAAGGATCTATCCAGGTTCCTGAATCAGGAGATGTTGCTGTGTATCCTATGACAGCAAAAGATGAAATGTTGCTGAAAACTCCAGATGCATTGTTGAATGGTGAAGCCACTGTGACAGTGATACAGAGTTGTATCCCGTCAATTAAGAATGCATGGGCAATGCCTTCGATAGATTGCGATGCGGCATTGATGACCATCAGAATGGCCACATATGGAACCAGCATGACTATGCCAATCAAAGTGCCAGGCACATCCATTGAGAAAGAATTGGTGTTGGATTTACAAGAAAGTTTGAACAGCATCTTGTCAGCACAGTATAATGATACATTTTTTTATCAAAACATGGAAGTAAAAACAAAACCTTTAACATACAAAGAGTTTACTGAAAGTGCAATCCAAACATTTGAACAACAAAGAATTCAAAAGATTGTGGATGACACAAAAATGAATGACGAAGAAAAAGTAAAAGCATTTCAAGCCACTTTTAAAAAATTAACAGAATTAAGTGTGGGCATGGTGGCAAACACAATAGCATCAATCACAGTGGATGGTGAGACTGTGACAGATATAAAACAAATTACAGAATTTTTAGATAACACTGACAAACAATTTTTCAGTTCCATCATGGAGCATTTGGAAAAAAATAGAGAAGCATTTCAATTAAAACCTCAAAAAATAACTTCCACAGAAGAAGAAGTTAAAAACGGAGCGCCTGCTGAATACACAATACCTGTAGCATTTGATTCAGCAAATTTTTTCGTATAAAGATAGCAACACTGCCGACTTCTGACATTATCAAACTCACCAAAGAAATGGAAGGTGAAATCAAAAATTTCAAATCCGATCTATTCAAATTGGCCTGGTTCATGCGTGGATCAATCACACTGGACGAGATGTATGCCACTTGTCATGAAGACAGAGAAGTGATGGGCGGTGTGATCAAAGAAAACCTAGACACTGCCAAAAAAACAGGACAACCGTTCTTTTAAGCACAACACACTATATATAAAGTATAAAAAATCATACACACACGGTGCCTAGAACCAAATAGCATCATTTAATCAATGACACACACATTCTAAATAAATCACATATGCAAGTCTACACACAAATTGTACGACCCCAGGAGTTGGATGAGGATGACCTGTGGATTCCCTGTCTTAAAACAGCCACCGTTGAACACTCTCCTGCAGATGCACAAGGACTGATCATCACACACATCGAAGCCATCAAACACTATGCTCACAGTCTAGCAGAACTGTTGGATCAGAAGGTGTACGCCGTGGGATCTAAAACTTATGACCGACTCGTAGAGGCGGGCTTCGCAGAAAAAAATATTCATTGGAGACACACAGCCAACGATCTAAAACTGCGTTCCAAAAACACAGGCCCAATCACTTGGCTCCACGGAGACAAGTACGCCAGAGATTTTCGTGCGATACCAGAAGTCACTGCGATTCAGACATACGAATCAAAACCAGATTCGAACGCCATCAAACAGATATTGAAATTGGAACCAGATGTTATTCATGTGTATTCTGATTCTGTGTTGAAAGAGTTGGAGATTAGAAACTGGAGTCACACCAAGTTGAAACACGTTGAATCAGCGGAACCTGATCGTTCTGTTTGGTTGGATTGTGAATCATTTGATCCCAATGTTTAAGAACGACTAGCGTCGTTCTGCTTTTCGCTTACGCTCAAGCATTTAAGCAATCACATAACGAAGTTATGTCGTGCATCATGCAGACAGTTGATCCATACTTCACCCAGTAACGGGAAAAGTATGAAGCCATCATGCGAGACTAGCCTGCCATTTTGTGAAAGGAACTTTTGTACGGAAGCGGTGACCCGCCAACTCCCTATTCCAGACTTCATTAGTCACGGTCAACTGCGGCACCCTTCACAAACAAAGTGAGCAGTTGTGATGTTGTATCTTTTTCACAGAGCATCTTCTTTTGTGCCTTTAGTAAGCACTTGCCTTGCAACTCAGGATTCACCATTATTTTTCAAACGCACTTCCTGGATCTACGATCAGCGATGTTGCTATGTTAAGCCTTTTTGTAGTTTTTAAGTTCTTCTTTTAGGATTCGGGAACCACCAACTCTCACATTGATAATTCCGTTGTAGTAATCATCGGATTCTAGTACTCGCCTTTCGAATTGTTCTCGAGCCTCGAGATAACTCATTACGCCTCTACCTTTACAGATGTATAATATTTCCCTAGTAAATTTTTCTTCGCCTAATTCTGCCACGTCAGCATTCAAATGGTCTGAAGATCCCCAATAGTCCTTCCAGTCCGATTCAACTTTGCTTCTACGTTTGTTTATCCTGCCCTTGAGAGGTGGACGTGTCTTCTTGAATTTCGCCAGTTTTTTACCCACATACTTCTTACCGTTGGTTGTGTTTGTAATGAGATACACAAATCCTTCGCAGTCTTCCGGCAGTGTGTGAATGGGGTTACCCTGATAAGTCCATGGCATATGGACATACTTACTGATTATTTTTTTCGCTGTTGCTGTTTTTGGATCTTGCTCACTTTGTATTGTGCTTCAAGTTCTTTACGTCTTTGACGTGCCAAAATTCTAATTTCCGCTAAAGCCTTTCTAGCGGCTACTTTGGTAGCGAGGCTTCGCCTCTCAGCAAACAACTCGTTTGCCTTAAAATAAGCCATGTACGCCTTGGTCAGTTTGTCGTGTGTATCATCTAGAATGGTCATGTGTTTCTACGTCATTAGCATATGCTGTGAAGCCGTTTTCTTTAACAACCTTAAGCACATTGTTCACTCTGCCCATCAATTCATCTTTGTGGGATATTAAAAATATATTTTTGCCTGATTCTCTACTCATTTTTTTCAAAATAGCCAAACTGCTTTCAACTCCTGCTGAATCCATACCAGAATCTATTAATTCATCTAAGAATAACAAGTTGATCTGTTGATACAAGTTTTCCCATACATCTCTAAATGCAAAACTTAAACCTAAAATTAATCTGTTTCTTTCTCCTCTACTCAAATTGTCAAAGTCTAGTTCTTGTCCCAGTTGAGTGATCTCCACACTTAAATCATTTCTAAATGTGACCAAGTGTGGAAGACCCAATTGATCCAAGTAGTGAGTTAACCTGTTGTTCAAGAAGGTTAAGTTTTGATCAATTATTTTCTTTCTTATGAAAGAATCTTTATTTGTCAACAATTTGTACAAAAATTCTTGATGTTCTTTTAATTTTTGTAGTGTGTTTGCTGTGTCCCAATTTATTTCTTGTACTGCTTGATTTTTTAATTCGTCTATTTGATCTAGATATGGATTTGATTCTTCTTTTTTATTAACAAGTGCTGTGTTGATTGATTCCACATATTGTCTGTGATCATATGCTTCTTTAAGTGTGTCATAGTATGTGTCAGGTCTTTGATCCAAATCGCCCACTGCTTTGATATCTTTTACAGTTTGCTCTAATTGTTCAGCCAATTCCATTACATAACTGTTGGATTCTCCATATTCTTCTTCCAAAGTTTTTTGCATTTGTTCTATTTTATCTTGAGGCAGATCCTGACCACAAGCATAACAAGACGTTTCGCTATTAAGTTTTTCTAAATCATCATGCAATTTTTTTGCTGTCTTATCTGCTTGTTCGATAGTTGATTCCAAACCAGCTCTATCTTTTTGCAATTGTCTTAACACATCATTAAGTTTTGTCCAATCTTCAAGTTTTTGATGTGTTTCTAATTCTTTATCAATGTCTACACCTTCTAACTCTTTCAAGTTTTTTTCTAATTTTTCTATGTCTGTTCTGTTTTGATTTTGCCAAGCACTGCTTTTGTTGTTTAAACTGTGAATTGTTTCTTCTACTTTTTCATTGCTAATTTTTAAACCTTCTAATCTTGCTGTTTCTAGTGCTATATCTTCTTTTGAACGTTTGATGTGTGTTTTTAAGATGTCTGCTTTCTCAGACAACAATTGAATTCCTAACAGTTGTTCAATTATTTCTTGTTGTTCATTGTTGTGTAAACTTAAAAAGGGTTGAGTGTATGTGTTCAATGCCACAATGTGTTTAAACATTTTTGGATTCATTCCAATCATTCTGTTTAAGTCTTCTTGTGTTTTACGTGAATCTCCTTGACTGACATCTGATAGTTCTTGTTCTTGGTCGTCAATATAATACTTCATTACATTTGGTTTTCTACCACGTTCTACTCTGTAGTTCACACCATCCTTTTCAAATGCTATTGTGACCAACATTGCTTTGCTGTTGGTTTTATTCACTAGATTGTCTTTACGTATTTTTGTAAGTGCTTCGCCATACAATGCGTAACACAATGCGTTGACTATGGTTGTTTTACCTGTACCATTACGTGAACCTGCGTCATCGCCACCCATGTCTAAGTTTTCACCCAACACCAGTGTTAATAATTTTTGTTGAAAGTCTATTGCTTGGGTTTGATTACCCACACTCATAAAGTTTTTTACAGTAATTGTTTTAATCAGTATCATTGTTTAAATCTCTAAATATTCTAAGCAAGACAGATTTATCATATGCATCAGATTCAATTGTTTCAATTTCTTTAGAAACAATTTGATCTACACTTTCAAATTTTGTAATATCAAGTTCTGTGTTTATTTCTTCTTCTTGTTTGCTTGGGATTAGTGTTATTTCTCTACAATTATATTCTTTCATAAAAGTTTCTTTAATATAACTGGCTTCTTCAAAACTGATGTCTATATCCAATGTAACTCTTAGATGCATTTTCTTTTTCATGATCTCTTTGGTTTTGTCCAACAGTGTGCTTAATTTTACATTTCTGTACTTGGGACAATTATCCCAATTGAAATAAACAGGCTCTGTGCCATGTTCTAATATCATCATACCACGTTCATCATCATCAACATCTGCATAATTGTGTGGAAAAGGATTGCCCAAATAATGAATATTATTTTTGACCTGTCTTTTATGAAAGTGTCCTGAGAAAACGTATTCTTGTTTTTTAAAATCACTTGGGCGTAATTCTCCTGTGTCAGGCATTTCTACCATTGCATTCATAAAGAAGTTGGGTAACTCAAAATGACCAAACATATATTTGCATTCCATATTACCAACTTTTTTCCATTCATTGCCTATCAACCAAGGCACTAATATAGTGTCATCTATTTTTGTAATTTTATTAACCATAGTGATGCCTGGAATAAATCTGCCAAATTCTACAGATTGAATATCTCTACTGTCTTTGTAATATAAATCGTGATTGCCTGGAAAGAAATAAAATTTATCAAATGCTTTTCCTAATTTTTCTAAACATCTAATAGAAGCATCCATAGTGGTTATGTTCACACTGTTTCTG